CGAGTATTACGTAACTACACTGTACTAAATGTGCATGATGCTATTTATGTTAAACCGTCTGAAGCCGCTGACGCGACACAGACTCTTAACTATGCTACTGCATTACTAAGTCAAGATTACTCTATTGTAGATGAAATCGTAGGCATGTATGACAGGGTAGAAAAAGGATTTTTACGAATAGCAACAAAACAACAAGACAGTAAAATTCGCAAAACCAGAAAAGGAAAATTAAAGAAAGCAATCCTATCTAGGTATGCAGTACAAAATGATGTTACTCGTAATCGCTCTGAAATATTCAGTCAAGTAACTAACTGGGACCAGTATTCGTTATATGGTGGTTCTGTGAATGTGCATGATATCTCTGATTTACAAGAATTAGAGTACACCACAGAAACCGCTGACATTACAGAAGACCTAGAAACAATACTGAATAAAGTACTTTCAGTAGACTCTAAGTACTTAAAATCAAGTAGTGATGTGTTTGGGTCATTTAACCCAAACGAAAGCACAACAATTACTAAAAATACAAGTGAACGTCTGCTAAATGACTTGATTAAAATGGATAACACAATATCCAGTGAGCAAGAGAATCACTTACGTACTGTACTTCGAGAAATTGTTAATGAGGTGCTTGTTCCAACACAAGTAGAAATAGAAAACCAAAGCCAAAAGAACATAGGTCAATATCATACTGAACTTAATCGCATAGACTTAAAACTAACAAACAGTTCTGTGAGTGTAGGAAACGCAGCTGCAAGCGAAGTGTACGTACACGAACTTATACACGCAGTAACTCAGTTAGCAATTGAGAATAACAAAAAACTATATGATCACTTGTATAGTATTTATGAAAGTGCACGTAAGGTCATTACTGTTGATATGTTGGCTGGACCTAACGCAACACAACAAGAAAAAGACCAAGCACAACAAATATGGAATTATGTATTTGCTAACACTGTATCTGTTAATGGTGTGAACGCTTCATTACATGAATTCATGGCTTACAGTCTTACTAATGAAAAATTCCGTAATGCACTTAAAAACGTAAAAGTAACTGGTAATACCCGAGTTAAACGTAATCGTAATACTTATCGTGGTAAGTACAATTCGTCTTTCCTACGTCAATTGGATGGTGTATTTGAGTTTGTATGGGAAGTATTTAAAGACATCCTACAAGCTTTAGCTCAGAAAAGATTAGATGTACACAAAACTAGCGCTGATGTTGCTATGTTTGCTTTGGCTAAACACTTTGCTGAAATCGAAGTTAAAAGCACTAATAAACTTAGTCAGTATAGTAAATACATGGATAAAGCTAACAAAGCTGTAGTGGATACTATTAGCAATTTTATTGTGTCTCCATTAACAAATTTAGGTAAAAAAGTAGACTCAAACACTAGGGTTTTACGTACTGTGGCTGAAGCTGTTCGAGTTACTTCAAGAGCTAAAGATATTACATACGCTGGTACCGCTGAAGCGATGAAAAGCCTAGCTAGTTATATGCGTCTTACTGAAGATAGTTTGGCTAGAGCTATGGCTAATGAATTATCAGGTGCTACTAAATCTCGTAGAGGTTGGAATCGTTTAATGAGATTGAGTCACCTTATTGTTGACCAAGCAAGAACCAAACAAAAAACAGAAGTACAGCGAGTCATTAACGATAAGTTCTACACAGAATTGTCCAAAGAAGAAAAACGTGCATTCTATAATGTTGGCTTACGTTTAGACCTATCTTCGTTACTTCCTGAAACAGATGTAACAAAAGAATTATCTGATGCTGAGTACAACAAAAGTAAAGCAGAACGTGAAAACGCTCTGAAACGCATTCTGAGACTACTTGAGGATGAAGGCTACTTACGTGATGAAATCAACAGAATTCATTCTGAGATTAGCGCACAGACAACAGCAAAGCATGCAAAACATATTATTGAGTACTCAGATTCACTTGGATTAGATATTGCGACAGGTGCAATCAACACAGAAAACCATGCAATGAATGCTCACGTAATTGTTAACGCATACAACAATACAACTTTAAGTCCAAATGGGGATTTAGAATTACTCGAAAAGTTGTCAGATGAGTTAGCTACATTACGTGGCATAGATTATGCAGCACAAGAAGATAAAAAAGTATTTGTAGACAGCTTTTATAAAGAGTTATCAGCAGCAGAAAGAAACTATGACGATAATGGATTTATGTTTAGTTTGCAGATGCATAACTACTTTAAACGAGAGTCGTTAGATAAACTGTTTAATGGCAACAAAATTCAAGTAGCTAAAGGTTACATGCGTGAAGAAACTGATCCTTACGTAGATATGATTTTTGTTAAGAAGCATGCAATTCCTTTTATGGAAAAAGAAGGGTATGTACTTCACAACAAAGCTGCTTATGATGCTCGGGATATTAATCAAGCTCAGTATTACATTATGACCCGGGATACCTTAAGTATTGAGCCTTGGATGAAGACTACAGTGTCATTCACAGGTAAGCGTGCTATGGGTACCAGACTAGTCGATAAATACCGTCTAGATACTGATGCAGTTGTATCCGCTATTGAAGCAAATAATGACAATGAGCAGATAAGTAAAGAGATTGCTAAACGACAACAGAAAGGTAAGTATTACCGGTCTGACGCTGCGCTACGACCTATCTTTACTCCTTCAGGTAGAATCTCAGGTTATCGTTATGTGATGAACCATGAAAGCCGTGAAAGAATACTAAAACTTAACACTGATTTTGATGCTGCATTAGGTAGATTAAGTGGAAGTATTCTGGATAAAGTTAACTCTGAAATGATTAACAGAGAAGTCGTTAAAGAAGCTAAATCACAATACGACAAAGCGTATAAAACAGATGCGACTAACTTTGTTTGGATTGGTCCTGAAGTACGTAATCCTAAACATCGTGAGCTATGGCATCAAATTCCAGATGATATGAAAAAGGCTGTTGAAGATATCTGGGGTGTTGAACGTTTTGCAGTAAATAAAGACGACTTCACTAAGATATTTGGCTTCCGTAAATTTGCATTAGCAGATTGGGCACAAAACCAATTAGAAATTGAACAAAGTATGCGTGACTTCAAAGGTGTTATTCACGAAAGTATTTTACGTGCACTGGCTGGTCATACATCTAGACGTATTGGTCGTGGGTTACAAGAACTGACTACAATAGCTAAAGACTCAATTGTAATTAAGACCTTTGATGTATTACTTGGTAACGTAGTAAGTAACATGATCATACTGTTAACTGAAGGCATGAATCCACTGCGAGCCGGTAAATGGGCTATAGAAGGGTGGAAGTATGCTGAACAGTACCAAGATAACCAAGCTGAAATTGTGGATTTAGAGAATGAAATTAACTCTAGTCCTAATTTAACAGCACAGGAGATACGTACTAAACAAGCTCAGATTGCACGACTAAAAAATAACATGAGAACTAACCCTGTACACGATTTGGTGGAACGTGGCGTGTTCCAGACTATTGTTGAAGATTTGGATTTTGAAGACTCTAGGTACACTTATCTAAGTAAACTGCAAGATAAGGTAGCACCTGCGACAGATTATGTACCTGACGCTGTTAAGGATTTAAGTTCATTAGTGTTTATGACACATGATACTAAGATGTACAAAACATTAAGAAACTTCACACAGTTAAGTGATTTTGCGGGTAGGTATGCTTTACATAAGCATAATATGGAAATGAATAATATGAGTGTTGAAGACTCGGTAGATATGATTATGGACACTTTTGTAGACTATGATTCACCTACGCATAGAAGCATCCAGTATATGAATGATATTGGCTTATTCATGTTCACTAAATTCTTTTTAAGAATCCAAAAAGTAATATTTAGACAAGCATTAAATAAGCCAGTTAACACAGTATTACTGATGTTGTTACAGCAGCTATTGCAGGTAAACACATCCAATATATTTGGAACCTTTGCAGGTGATCCTGATAACTGGATGAATCGGGTAATGACTCCAGTAGATAATATTGAAAATGTGGTGAACTTACATGGACTAGGTATTAACGTTTTACGATAAAAATAGTGGCAAAAATTTAATCTTCAATTTCTATTGAACTCATGATTACCTTTTTGCCATTTTTTCTTATTTCATACAAAACCAGAGAGTTACCAAAAGAATAAATACCTGCTTCTATAGTGTTATAGAGTACAAACGCATCTAAAAAAGTATCTAGTTTAATTTTACGTTTAGAGTCAATATGTAATTCGTACGAATCAACTCGTAAGATTAAATGACGAAGTAAGTAAAATGGAATTAAAAGCCATAAAAAAACAATACGAAGTATCATAAATTAGCCTTTATCATCTCTTTTTCAGTAGCAAAACATAAAGTAACGTCTGTTTCATTATAAACAGCATTGATGAATTCGGTAATATTCTTTGTGCTAACTACTGAAGATATGGATGAATTTGTTCTAGCTTCGGCATCAATAAGACCGAGCAATGTGTTTGGGTTTAACGAAGTATGTTCGGAAACTTTAAAAGGATTCCAAATCACATAACGCTTTGTTAGTAAAGTACTGGTGGTTTTATTCATAATTCACTTTGAATTTAGCTCCATTTGTTCTGAAACCATCTGAATTAAAGTAGGTTTAATTTCTGAAGCTTCGTATACTATGACTTCTTTTGAGCCTACTTTAATAATATACTCAATAGTCATACCATCAGGGTCGAATAGAGATATAGAAACAGATACAGAAAAGTTAGTGTAATTGGCCCCAGCAGCAGAGAATAAATGAGTATCAATGGTAATATCAGAGAAATCAGTATTTTCAATTACTTTTAATGTTTTATGAGTCATATTTTGTCCTTTAAATCTTTTTATTTTGTTGGCGTAGCTGGTTTGCTGCTAGTTCATTACTGAGTAGGCATCGACTATGGATTTTGTTGGCCTTGTCTTCATCTATAAGTGGAAGTTGTATAAATCCCATCTTAACGCCATTTAAAATAAACTCGGATCTCTCGTCGCATAGCAAATCTAATTCATTCCGTTTACGCTCTGCTGTTTCAACTTGCTCTTGTAGCTTTAATATAACTTCCTTTTGTTTTTGAATTCTTAAATCTAAGCCTTCAAGATGATTAGTTAATTCTTGCACTAAAGCAGAAATTAATAACATCTGATCATTATGTGGGTATGTTTTGCGAAGCTTTTGAATTTCGGATAGTAGTCGTTCTGACATAGTAACTCCTTAAAGTAAAACAGCCCCTACAATCAACGACAGACCAATGTAATTAATGTAAGGGGCTGAGTATCCAAATAGTTTGAAGGTTCGAAAAGAGCTATTTGAATTAGGTCAAGGTGGGTGGATTCGAACCACACTCCATTAAAATATACTTAGCTATTTGCATTTCACTAAATAAACTTTAGTGTTTTCTTCCCATACCATTTACTTGGCACTAGCTCTGATGCACCAGTAACTAATGTTGCAGGGAACCACCTCGGTAGAAATAAGTGTAGGCTTTCCACCTACTTGCTGGGTTGAGGATCAGGATGTGACCACCATTATCTAGTATTACAATCTCTGTGTATCAAGTACAAGAATCCCATTACTGGGTAATGTAAGTTTCATAGCTCAACTAGATTTTGCTCCACTTACACCATTTTGTCATAACCAGACTTTTTGTAAAACAGTCTTAACCATACAGGGATTCGGGCTGTTAAACTCACTTCACAGAAGATACTAAAATTAGACTAGGAGAAGAACTATTTTGTAGTATTAGACTTATTGGAAAAGATATCTTGTAGTGCTCCTAGAATAGCAATAATAACTACTCCACCTATTACAGCAAAACCTGCTACATATGAAAAAGCAGCTACCAGTAAACCAATACCGATAGCTGCTACTATGCAGAGAATTACTATAAATGCACTAAATAGTGTTTTTAGAATTCCCATGGTGGAAGATCACTTACTTTTTTTGAAAAAGACGTTTACGTTTAGGCTTAGTATCAACTTCTTCTTCTTCTTCGGTTTCCTCTTCCTCAGAATCTAGATCTTCTTCTTCCTCTTCAGGTTCTTCTTCCTCGGATTCTTCCTCTTCTTCAGCTTCTTGTTCTGCTTTACGAGCAGCTTCCATTTCAGCTTTAGTTCGACGCTTACGGCGCTTCGGTTTAGGTGCTTCCTCTTCCTCTGCTTCATCGTCAGCAGAGTTATCTACTTCTTCAGCCTTTGGTGTAGATTTCAGAGTAGAACGCTTAGAAAGCGATTTGGAGGGCTTTTCTGCTTCTGGTTCAATTGCAGCAGATTTAGATTCTAAACCTAACACCATAACTTCAGTAATTTGTGCTGATTCTACATTTAGAGCAGCAGATACGATGTTAATAAGTTCTTCTTTATTTAATACAATTTTCATTTTCGATTATATACCTGTGTTAGTAAGTTAAATTCATTGAGATTTACACCAGCATGAATAGCTCCAACAGCATCAGCAATGTGTTCACATTTATCTTTTGCTTTTGGAAAACTAGAAATCATATGAGGATATTCAGAATGTAGCCAAGATATCATTTGCTCTTTGGTTGCACCTTTACCTGCAGTATGTTGCTTTAGGTATTTTGGATCAACAATAATAGCGGGTAAATTATACATATGTTGAATTGCTGCTAAAAGCATAATACAAATTGCATAACTTTTTTGCGCTGCAGATGTTTGACTTCCTATAGGTAGTTCAATGAAGAGTATATCAACATCTTTAACAAAATCAGCAACAGCACTAAGAATTGTTTTGCACCGTTCAAGATCATCAGACCTAACTGTATTGGTTTTAGTTGTATTTTTAGTTGTCTGCGCTAAAGCAGTAGTAGACAATTCAAATAAACCTTCAGATAAATCTAATGTACCTTTAGCCATTCCAACATTACGTAATGCAGGGTCTAAACCTGCAATGATAATCTTTGACATATTTTACCCATAAAAATAGAGCACTTAATGTGCCCTATTAGTATGAAAGAATTTTCAGATATTGCAATTACTTATTTTTTAAATAATGCTTTTTTCTTTTTAGGTGCATCAGATTCACCTTCATCATCTTCAGATGATCTGCCACCTAATCGACCTGATTTACGACGAGAAGACTTTTTACCTTTCTCTTCTTTTGTAGTTTGATCATCAATGTAGCCTTCGCTGCGTTGTAACCAAGATTCATAGAAGGTAAATTCTTCTTCTTCGGCTTCAATCTCAGGAACAGTAGCGTATTCGTATTCTTCGGCAGCACAGAAAGCTTTATTGATTTTATTGGTAAAACCTTCAGTACCATTATTTTTAGTGTACTTAACTTTGTAAATACCTAAGTAAATTTGTTCACCGATAGCATCAGTAATAACTTCACACTCTTCAACAACTTCTTTAGAGCCATTCCAAACTTTACAGTTTTTAAGTTCAGTTTCAACTTCATCTAAAGACTCTTCAATAGTAAGTTGAAGAATTGAATCGACTAAAGCCCAGCCTTGCATTGTTACTGGTTCTTTATCTCGGTTAAGGTAGTAATTCTTACAACCATTATCTTTATTGGTTGTCATTACAATTGTTTCATTACGTTGTACACCTGATTCAGTTGTGTACTGTATTGTGCAAGTAATAGAACCGTTTTTAGACTCACCTAAAAACATGTTATCAATGGTACAAAGATAAATATTACTATCTAGGGCAGCATTACCCACGTAGTTAGTTTCACCTTTAGCTTTCTTATTTTTTGCTGCTTTGCTTAGTAATCCCATTATTAATCCTCTTCATAGAATTCAATTAGTCGTTCAAGAACATGGCAGATATCGTTATCAATAAATAACTCGGAATCGTCCCACATATCAATAGGGAAACGATTACGGTATTGAAGTGTATCTTTGGTTTTGTCTGTTTGGAAAACATACTTAGATTTAAGTCGTTTTTCTTTTTCAGTGATATTTAAGTAATCATTCTCTACCCCTTTAAGTACATCAGTAGATACTTTGCGGGCTAGTACAATATTATTGAAGTATGACTCTACACCATTATTCATGATGGAGCCTTTAACTTTAACAATTGTTTTGCTATCACCTGTAGCATTGTCAATCACATCAGCTACGTGTGCAAGAATGATGATATTTTTTGTTGAACGTGCAGCATAGTCTTGAATAAGTGACTTAAAGAACTGTGCATACGCACCCCAAGCTTGTTGGGTATTCTTAGAATCTACAACGTACAATGATTCGTACTGGTCCATTAAGAAAGTCAGAGTATCAATAATGATTGTATGACACTCATCATCTTCTTCAGCAGCATCGAAGTAATCAAAAATATCTTCAGGGTCAGTTACTGAAGCGCACTGAAATTTATTTTTAAATGGTGGTTTCTTATTAGCTTCACAGCTTAAATAATACACCCCTTCTTGCTCCGGTAAGTTTCTTAGACTGGTAGATTTACCAGCATCAGACTCACCAATAACAAGTACAATATTGTTATTACCTTCTTGTACAATTTCAGACATTATTTACCCTTTAGTTTTTTGCGTACAGTTGTCATGATAGTTCCATCAATTTCAGAACGTGACAGTTTATTCGCTAGTTTATCATTAAGCTCATACACAGCATTACGGACAGTTGTTTCATCATTATCCGCATCAACAAGAACTAAGGCATATTTAAGTAATTGTTGGTTTCTGTTTCCATCGCCAGTATTACTAATAAACCATCGCTCAAGTGCATCAAAGTTAGCATATCGAGCATTATCTTTTTTGAGTTCTTCGTTTTTGGCTGTGTCTGGAATGAACATGAGTACGTTTAATAACTCACCATCATTGTCACACCACTCACCATCATGTGTTGCCCATTTACGAGAACGTTGACCTGTTTTAGTGTCTATCTCGATTGGCAGCCACTCAAAGATGTTATGCATGAATGTTTTATACTCGTCCATATCCATTTTAAGAATATGTGATATAGGGAGTATCATGCGATATCTGTGATGATCTTCTGTGTGTCGTTTTGTTGTATGTAAGTGGTAGGTGTACTGTTCAAATAGCTTTTGGGCTACAGGAATAGGAGTACCATCATCGATATCAAGTACAATACAGTTAAACCCGGGTAATGCATTATCGTCATGACGATACCCGTTTTTAAAGCTATGGTTACACCAGTGCAAACCATCAGCAGTAGTCAAATCAGAAAGTTGATCAAAGTCTGCTTTAACTGATTCATACCCTTCCGTAATATCATCACTGTAAGATAAGTACAATTCAGATAGCTTGGTTTTTTCTAGCTTCTCACCAGAAAGGAATTGAATACCATTGTGGTAGCTTCGACATATTACTAAATTACGTCTCCAACCATCAGCAATAGCTAAATCTTCAAGCATTTTACGCTGTTGGGTACCACCTTTATAGAATGGTAAATCTTCTTCTAGGTCTGGTTGTGTTAGTGGGGTAGGAGAAGCAACAATGTAGTTTGCTAATTTAACGTATGGACGATCACGAGTCATAATCCGGTTAAATGCTTCACCAGATTCTTCAACTAACTTAATAGCTGATTTCAGGTGTTCTTCAGTGATTTCTATATCGCCATCCACGTAAGCATATGCACCAGCTATTTTGATAGCTTTAAAGTACCTGTGAGCCATTTCAGCACGTTTAATTTCATCATGCTCAGGCATCTTAGCTGCACGTTTTTCACAGAATAATTGATACTCAAGCCAAAGTAGAATTACATCTACTTCCATTGTCATTTGATGATCAAAGTAATCAACATCAGCTAACTCTGCAATATGTGAAGCTAGGTTATCAATATACTCGTTTGTGTTAGTGCTTGTTTGGATATCGTAAAGCTGTTGTGGGGTGATATTTAAGTTT